CACGGCATTCTCCAGCTTTGTATAGATAGTAGCGTTGTATAGGGTATGAAAGTTTCGTAAAACTACCTGTAATGGTTTAGGTGTTATATTGGCACGGTTATTTCCACGGCCAGCACACTTCACCAGTAAGCGCCACGTACCACAGTATAAAGTGATACCCTGTATCATTTGGCCCTGACGCAAACCAATGCAACGTAGATAAGTAGCCCTTGTCTCCACTCCCAAAAACTACCTGTAATGGCTTAGGTGTGTTGGGGTATTGACAGCCGCCCGCTAACGTGATAGCGACGGCCAGCCCCTACCCGATACTACTGGCGTCAACTACTGGGATCAAAGGCCAAACGGCAGACACAAAAAAGGGCGCCACCCGAAGGTGACGCCCGATTGTATTACTTCACCAGATCAAGACAGCGCTGGAAAGCCGCCAGCAATTCCTTGTGATCCGCTTTCAAGGTCGGCGCTTCAACATCGCGATCTTTCGTGACCGCCTTGTGCAGCTTGCCGATTTCTTCGGTCACGCGCATTGCAAGGTCCCGCGCCGCGCCTTGCCCCGCTTTGGCCGCGCCTTCCGCCGCATCGCCAGCCGCCGCATCGCCAGCCGCCGCATCGCCAGCCGCCGCATCGCCAGCCGCCATGCCGAGCCATTCACCATAGGCCGACCGGAACCCCGCGACCTTAGAAGAAAGATCACGCGACCACGCCTCTTTCGTCTTGGACGCGGCAACACGCGATCCGGTGAGTCGATCGAGGACCTTGCCCTTGATCTCAACCTTGCCCGCCGCCGTGTCGAACGTGGCGGCGAACGCCGCGCCCTGCCATTGGGTCAGATAGCCGCACTGGAATTCGGCAAGATCATCGCCGCCCCGAGAGATAGACGCAACCGTCACACCCACACTGTCCAGCTTCACGAATAACTTGAACCGCGCGCCCTCATTTTTGGCGTCCAGCGATGCAGCATCCCTAGCGAAAGCAAACACGGGGGAATTCGTTTGTACGTCAGTCATGATATGTTCCTTTCGAGAACGTTACAATCGGCAGGGCCAATCCCTTTCGATGACTAAGGTATAACACGTTTGACGTGGCTTGTCTGGACAGCGCCGCCGTTTCATGCCGCGATTATGTCTAAGGCATAACGAAACGCGGTTTCGCGCACCCCACCGGACGGGTATGCCGCCGGACAGGCAGCATGTGTCGCGCTACTATACATATTATACCAGACCAACGACACCACATTCCTGACTATTTCGGTCGGATAGACCCCCACCCCCTTTAAAAAAAATGCTGCAGTGCAGCACCCCACCCCCTCGAATATAGAAAAGGCCCCCCTTGCTATATATAAGGCCCGTATGATACATTTTTCCCATGGCACTGCACCTTGATGTAAATTCCGGCGTTCCTGTGCCCGCCAAAGACGACCTCGCGGGCCAAAAGGACCTCATCCGCAACGCAAAGGCCGCTGCAAACGCTGCGCGCCTGCTGGCGGAGCACGGTCTGGACCTATCGCCGACCCCCCATGACAAGAAAAACGCCGCGGGCCTCGCTTCGGCCTATGCAAAAGACCCCACGGGCACGTCATATGCGGCCACTCCGGCCCGGCTCGGGGTCATGCCCCCTGCTGCAGTCCTGCTAACAGCCGAGATTCTAAGCCAATTCGGTCACGAAATCGTGAAAGACGCCGTTCAGGTGCGTCATTTGGTGATGAACAAGCTTGTGCAGGAGACGGAAAACCCAGATCCACGCATCCGCATCCGTGCCTTGGAGCTGTTGGGCAAGATCACCGACGTGGGCCTGTTCACCGATCGCAGTGAGGTGACAGTGACACACCAGACCGCAGATGACCTGCGGGCCCGCCTGCGCGAGAAGCTGACCACGTTGAAGAACGTGACGCCCCCGGATGATATCATCGACGCTGAGATCAGCGATGCTTGACGGCGGCGGCTTCAGCCAAGAAGAGATCGACCTGCTGCTGGACAACGTGGACCAGCTGAGTGAATCCGAACTTCAGGAGCTCGAGGGTATTGTCAGCGATCTCGCAGAGCGCCAGCGCGTGCAAACGCTGCGCAACGACCTGATTAGCTTCTGCCAACACATGCAGGACGATTATAAGGTGGGCGGGCACCACAAACGCCTTGCCAACTTGCTCGAGGACATTGAGGCCCGGCGAAAAGACCGCATCTGCGTGTCGATCCCGCCCCGCCACGGCAAGTCCCAGCTCGTGTCTATATACTACGCTGCGTGGTACATGGGTCGAAACCCGTCCCACAAGGTGATGTTGGTGTCGCACACCACGGATCTCGCCGTGGACTTCGGGCGCAAGATTCGAAACCTGATCGCCACGGACAAATACCGCGAAGTTTTTCCCGATGTGGCGCTGGCCAGCGACAGCAAGAGTGCGGGCCGGTGGAACACAAATCAAGGTGGCGAGTTCTTCGCTGCGGGCGTTGGCTCGGCGCTGGCCGGGCGTGGTGCGCACCTGCTGCTCGTCGACGATCCGCACGCGTTGCAGATCGACACTCAGATCCCCACCACTGAGGGGTTCAAGGCTATGAAGGATGTTCAGGTCGGGGACTATGTGTTCGGGCCGGATGGGGAGCCGACCTGTGTTGTGGCGAAGTCGGACATATGGCACGACCGGGAGCTCTATAGTGTCGTGACGAGCGACGGCGAGGAGATAGTCTGCGATGCCGCGCATTTGTGGGGCGTGAATAGCGACACCAGCCTGTCCAAGGCAAAGGTCTATAACTTCACAACCGAGTATCTGGCAAATTGGCCGAAGGCAAACCGCCCGGTGCTCCCGCGACACCAGCCCGTGCAGTACGCCGCGAAGGCGTTACCGGTTGACCCGTGGGTTCTCGGGGCGTGGCTTGGTGACGGCACCTCATCTTCGGGTAAAATGACAGCCCACCCCGACGATCAGGACCACATCAAGAGCGAAATACGGAAGGCCGGGTATGATATGTCCGCAAACTCGGCCGACGGGTTTACGTTCAACGTGCTCGGGTTGATGAAGCAGCTGCGCGCTCTGGGCGTGCTGAACAACAAGCATATCCCGGAAGCCTATCTCACGGCTTCAGTGGAGCAGCGCATGGCCCTGCTTCAGGGGTTGGTGGACACCGACGGCTCGGTAAATGCAGCCACGGGCCAGACCGGGTTCTACAACTGCAACCGGGCGCTTGTGGATGGGGTCAAGGAGATACTGCACTCTCTCGGTGTCAAGGCGACGGTGCGGACGTACCACGACACACGCGGCCGCTACGCCACCGTGCGGCCGAACCACAGGGTCATGTGGAAGCTGGCAGACAGCGCTAGGATGCCACGTAAGGCCCGGTACTGCCGGACTCCTATGGACAAGCGGTCCCGTAGCATTGAGGTCGAGAACACCGGCGCCAGAGGATCGGTGCAGTGCCTCACGGTTGAGCGGAGTGACGGGCTATTTCTATGCGGCCGGTCCTATGTCGTGACGCACAATTCAGAACAGGACATCCTGAACGGCAACTACAGCGTGTTCGACAAGGCCTATGAGTGGTTCACCTTCGGTGCGCGGACCCGCCTCATGCCGTATGGTGCCGTTGCCATCGTGCACACGCGCTGGGCGCCGCAGGATTTGATCGGGCGCGTTGTGGCAGACATGGCCAAGAACGAGGGCGCCGACCAGTACGAGGTCTTCGAGTTCCCTGCGATTCTGACCGTCGAGGACCCGGATACGGGAGACACGGTTGAGCGGGCCTTGTGGCCAGAGTTCTTTGACATCCCTGCGTTGCTGCGCACCAAGGCCAGCATGCCCACATATCAGTGGAACGCGCAGTATCAGCAGCAGCCAACGTCCGAGGAAGCCGCCATCGTGAAGCGGGAGTGGTGGCGCCTGTGGCTGAAGGACCAGCCCCCGCCCTGTGATTATATCATCGCCTCGCTGGACGCCGCGGCCGAGACCCACAACCGGGCAGACTATACATCGCTGACGGTGTGGGGCGTGTTCATGAACGAGGAGGAGGGGCATCACCAGCTGATGCTGCTCCATGCGATCAAGGAGCGGCTGGAGTTCCCGGAGCTCAAACGCATAGCACTCGAGGTCTACAAGGAGTGGGAGCCGGACGCGTTCATCGTGGAGAAGAAGTCTGCGGGCGTGGCGCTCTACCAAGAACTGCGGCGCACCGGGCTGCCGGTCCAAGAGTACACCCCGCACCGTGGCACGGGCGACAAGATGGTGCGTCTCAACTCCGTGGCCGACATTATATCGTCAGGTCTCGTCTGGACGCCGGACCGGCGCTGGGCCGAGGAGGTCGTCGAAGAAGTGGCTGCGTTCCCGTTCGGGCCAAACGATGACCACGTCGACAGCACGGTGATGGCCTTGCTGCGGTTCCGCCAAGGGGGCTTCATCGCCTTGCCAACGGACGAGATTGACGAGCCAGAGTATACCCTGCCCATGCGGGAGGGCTATTATTGACACACCCACACTGTTATAGTGCCGCGACAGCACACACTCCGCAGGAGACTCCGAGATGGCCGTGACCAAACCAATGACCCCGTTTGACGTTGAAATTGGGGAAAATCCCGAGCTCGAGACGCTTGATTTCGATATGCCTGACGACGCCAACATCACCAAGATGGCGACCGAGGACGGCGAGATTATCATCGAGTTTGGTGATGATCTGTCGAATGACGAGGATGCGGAGGTCGTGGACCTACCGCACGACACCAACTTCGCCGATATCATGGAAGACGGCGAGCTGCAGTCGTTGGCGGCCGATCTGGTGGCGGACTTTATGTCGGACCGCACGAGCCGCAAGGAGTGGGCCAGCGCCTATATCAAGGGTCTTGACCTGCTGGGGATGAAGATTGAGGACCGCACGATACCGTGGCAGGGTGCCTCCGGTGTGTTCCACCCAATGCTGGCCGAGTCTGTGGTGCGCTTCCAAGCGCAGGCCATGAGCGAGATGATGCCCGCCGCCGGGCCGGTAAACACCAAGACTGTTGGCAAGATGACCCGCGAGAAGTTCGAGCAGTCCGTGCGGGTCAAGAACGAGCTAAACTATCTCATCACCGAGGAGATGGTCGAGTATCGCGACGAGATGGAGCAGATGACGTTCCGGCTGCCGCTGGCGGGCTCCGCGTTCAAAAAGGTCTACTATGACCCGCTGCTGGAGCGGCCGGTGTCTGTGTTTGTGCCGGCAGAAGACTTCGTCATCGCCTACGGCGCGTCAAACCTCGAGTCCTGCCCACGCTACACGCACATCATGAAGAAGGACCCTAACGAGGTCCTCAAACTGCAGGTGTCCGGGTTCTACCGCGACGTGGACTTGCCCGAGGCTGCGGCCGAAAGCAGTGAGATCCAAGAAAAATACGACGAGCTCGAGGGCAACGAGACATCTCTGTCTGACGACGACCGGCACACGCTGCTCGAGATGCACGTCGACATTGACCTGCCAGAGCCGTTCGGGGACGAGGATCGCATCGCGCGGCCATACGTCGTGACGATCGACCTGACGTCAAAAACCATCTTGGCCATCCGCCGGAATTGGTATGAGGACGACGACAAGAAGCGCAAGCGCATGCACTTCGTGCACTATTCATACCTGCCGGGCCTTGGGTTCTACGGCACGGGGCTGATCCACCTCATCGGCGGTCTGGCCAAGTCTGCCACGTCAATCATGCGTCAGCTTGTCGACGCGGGCACGCTGTCAAACTTACCTGCAGGTCTCAAGACGCGCGGCATGCGCATCAAGGGCGACAACGGGCCGCTGACCCCGGGCGAGTTCCGGGACGTCGACGTGCCGGCCGGGACCATCCGCGACAACATCTTCCCGCTACCGTTCAAAGAACCGTCGGGTGTGCTCTATCAGCTACTGGGCAACATCGTCGATGAGGGCCGCCGCATCGGCTCCGTGGCCGACATCCAAGTGGGTGACATGAGCGCGAACGCGCCTGTGGGCACCACGCTGGCGCTGATGGAGCGGTCGATGAAGGTCATGTCGGGGGTCCAAGCCCGCATGCACGCCGCGATGCACAAAGAGCTGCGCATCCTTGCCCGGGTGGTGCACGACTTCATGCCCGACGAGTACGCCTACGAGGTGGAGGGCAGCTTCAGCCGTCTGGTGGACTTCGACGCCAAAGTGGTTGACGTCATCCCTGTCTCCGATCCAAACGCCTCGACAATGGCGCAGCGCATCGTGCAGTATCAGGCCGCCCTGCAGCTCGCGCAGCAGTCGCCACAGCTCTACGATATGGGCAAACTCCACCGGCAGATGCTCGAGGTGATGGGCATCCAAGACGCCGACCAGATCATCAAGCTGTCGGAAGATATCGCGCCGAAAGACCCGGTCAGCGAGAATATGGCGATTTTGCGGCAAGAGCCCGTCAAAGCGTTCCTCTACCAAGACCACGAGGCCCACCTCGCAGTGCACATGGCAGCTATGCAGGACCCCAAGCTCCAGCAGCTTGTGGGCCAGTCGCCGTTCGCCGCGGCAATCGGGGCTGCCATGGCCGCGCATATCACCGAGCACGTGGCGTTCCAGTACCGCAAAGATCTGGAGAAGCAGCTGGGCGTGCCCATGCCGCCAGAAGAAGATCCGCTGCCCGAGGATGTCGAGGTTCAGCTGTCTCAGGCGACAGCCATGGCCGCGCAGAAACTCTTGCAGGGCAATCAGGCCGAGGCCGCGCAGCAGCAGGCCGAGCAGGAAGCGCAGAACCCGCTGACGCAGATCCAGATGAAAGAGCTGGAGATCAAGGACCGCGCGCAGACGCTCAAAGAAACGATCGCCCAGCACGAGATGGCGCTGGAGAAGGCCAAGCTAGAGCTCGACATGGCCAACAAGACGGCCAACATCGAGGTGCAGCGTGAGCGCATCGCAGCCGAAGACGAGCGTGAGGGCGCCCGGGTCGGCGTCCGTCTGGCCACGCAGATCGCGTCAAACAACAGTGCCGAGACGCGCGAAGCGATGAAGGCCGGTACCGAACTGTCCAAGGAGGCTGTCAAAGGTCGCATGGGCCGCAACAGCGGGGGTGAGTGATGGAAGATAGTGTATTTGGCCTGCTCTACCGCCGCATCCGCGAGAAGAGGGGGCCCTTGGCAGACTATCTGACGCAGGGGGGTGCCAAGAACTACGAGGACTATGTCAGGGTATCGGCGCAACACGGCGCGTTGGTCGATATCGAAGAAGACATAAAAGAGCTGGAAAAGCGGTTTATGGACCAGTAAGCTGCTCGACATTCGCGGATGGGCCGCGCACGGCAACGGTGGGCCGAAAACCACTGCAGAGGTGAACATGTACGCTGCAAATAAAGTCGAGGACGAAGACCTCAAAGCTAAACTTCCCGAACCCGTAGGCTACAAGATCTTGATCGCCGTCCCGGAGATCAACGAGAAGACCGAGGGTGGTCTTTATATGCCCGACAAACTGAAGCAAGCCGAAGAGACCGCGTCGATCATTGGCTTTGTCCTCAAGGTCGGTGTCGAAGCCTACTCAGACCCGGCAAAATTCCCGGACGGACCGTGGTGCAAAGAGGGCGATTTCATCATCTTTCGCTCGTATTCCGGCACCCGATTCAAGGTGTTGGGCAAAGAGTTCCGCATCATCAACGATGATACAGTCGAAGCCGTAGTGGAGGACCCTCGCGGGTATAGCAGAGCATGAACAACGCAGTTGAAAACGAAGACTTCGAGATCGAAGACAGCAAGTTTGAGATTGAGATCGAGGACGATACCCCTGCTGAAGACCGCGGCAAACCTCGCCGTCCGGAAGGCGCCGCCCCCGACGTGCCCGAGGACGATGAGCTCGAGAGCTACAGCGACGGTGTCAAAAAGCGCATCAGCAAGCTGAAGTACGAGTTCCACGAGGAACGCCGTGCCAAGGAAGAGGCTGTACGCATCCGCGAAGAGGCGATTCGTTTCGCTGAATCTCAGAAGCGTGAAGTTGACGCCATGCGCAAGCGTCTGAGCGAAGGCCAAGGTGCTGTCGTCACGCAGGCCAAGGCCCGGGTTGAGACCCAGCTGGACAGCGCCAAAGCTAAGTTCAAGCAGGCCTATGAGGCTGGCGACGCTGACGCGATGCTCGATGCCCAGACAAAGCTCAATGACCTACAAAACGAGATGTACCGGCTGACGAGCTACAGGCCCGCGCCGGCAGAAGCGTCCAGTCCGGCCCCGCAAGCGGCTACCCCTGCGTCCTCCCCGCAGGTCCCAAAGCCGCCACAGCGTGCGCTGGACTGGGCACAGAGCAACCCGTGGTTCCAAACCGATGAAGAGATGACGGGATACGCATACGGAGTACATGAAAAGCTCGTAAAGAGCGGAGTTGATCCGAACAGCGAAACGTACTACACTCAAATAGACGCTGCGGTTCGCCGCACGTTTCCTGATAAGTTTGACGAGCCTGAACCCGAGGTGAAGACGCAGGCACGTACAACTGGCTCAGTGGTTGCCCCGACGGCTCGTTCGTCGAAAACGCCACGCAAGGTCGTCCTCACCCAGTCTGCGGTGGCTCTCGCCAAGCGCCTTGGACTGACCCCTGAACAATACGCGGCGCAACTTATGAAGGAAAAGACCAATGGTTGATCGGACACCACGCACCCAAGAGACGCGCGAAGTAACGCAACGCAAGTCCACGTGGAAGCGACAATCAGTTATCCCTGCCCCCGAACCTCGCGACGGACTCAAGTTCCGCTGGATTCGCACATCATCTTTGGGCAACATGGATAACATGAACGTCTCCCGCCGGTTCCGTGAAGGATATGTGCCGGTCAAGGCCGAGGATTTTCCTGAACTGAAAGTTCTTTCCGATGTGGGCTCACGCTTCAAAGGGAACATCGAGGTTGGTGGTCTGCTTCTATGCAGCATCGCCGCGGACCTCGCAGACGATCGTGTTTACGGACAACTAGGTGAGGCGCAAGCCCAAATGGAAGCCGTCGACAGCAATTTCATGCGTGAAAACGATCCGCGCATGCCCGTTCTCCGCCCTGAGCGATCCACTCGCCAGACCAATTTTGGCAAGTAATACTTGCTACCCTGAAACCCGTTCTTAGGAGAGAAACATGGCTACTGTCGCCACTCCCTACGGCCTCCGCGCAGTCCAAGCGATTGGCGGACGTCCGTTCAGCGGTGGGACCATCCGTGAATATAAGGTGTCAGCCAACAACGCTGCCGCCATTTTCAACGGTGATCTCGTCGTACTTAGCTCTGCTGGTCAGCCTTCGGCTGTCGGTACCTCGCCCGTTGCTGTAAAAATCCCGGCTACCGCCGCGGACGCGACTGCGGGCATCGTTGGTGTGTGCGTTGGTGCACGCTACGTAAACTCGGAAGGCCAGCCCACAGAGAACCACTCTCTGCCGGCGAACCTTGTCACCGGTGGCGCCACGGAAGTGTTCGTCAAGGTGATGGACGACCCAGCTGCACTGTTCCAAGTCAAGGGCAGCGCTGCATTGGGCACGTTCAACTCTGGCACCGCTGGCTCCGGCTGGCCGGGCGCGATCGGCAAGAACGCCGCTCTGGGCTTCGGCACTGCGGGTAGCACGTCGACTGGCAACTCGGGGGCAAACCTCGTGGTTGGCACCAATGGGGCAAGCCTCGCTGCAACGTCCACACTGGCCGTTCGCATCGTCGACATCGTCAAGGGTACTGAGGCGGACGCCTACCCTGAGTTCATCGTCAAGCTTAATGTCGGGGTTCACTCCTACGACAATTCGCTTGGTGTATAAGGAGGGTCATTGAATGGCTACCATTTCACGTTCCCAAATGCTCAAAGAGCTGGTCCCCGGCCTGAACGCCTTGTTCGGGTTGGAGTACGCTAAGTACGAAGACGAGCACGCTGAGATCTACGAGACCGAAAATTCGGAGCGCAGCTTTGAAGAAGAAGTCAAGCTGTCGGGCTTCGGCGCGGCACCTGTGAAGTCGGAAGGCGGAAGCATTACGTACGACACAGCGCAGGAAGCTTTCACCGCACGCTACAACCACGAAACCGTGGCGATGGGCTTCTCGATCACCGAGGAAGCGATGGAAGACAACCTGTACGACTCGCTGTCCGCTCGTTACACCAAGGCGCTCGCGCGTGCCATGGCGTACACGAAGCAGGTCAAGGCAGCCTCGCTGCTGAACACCGGCTTCACCACGTTCACTGCCGGCGACGGTGTGACGCTGTTCAACACAGCGCACCCCACTGTTTCTGGTGCCACCAACAACAACCGTCCGCTTGTTGACGCCGACCTGAACGAGACTTCTCTCGAGCAGTCTGTGATCGACATCGCGGCGTGGGTTGACGAACGTGGTCTGTTGATTGCAGCCCGTCCTCGCAAGCTGATCGTGCCCCCAGCACTGATGTTTGTAGCGACTCGCTTGATGCAGACTGAGCTGCGTCCAGCAACTGCTGACAACGACACCAACGCACTGCGCGTCATGGGTTCGATTCCTGAAGGCCACAGCGTCAACCATTATCTGACCGATAATGACGCTTGGTTCATCAAGACAGATGTCCCCAACGGCATGAAGCACTTTGCTCGTGTTGCGATGCAGACCGGTATGGAAGGCGACTTCGATAGCGGCAACGTGCGGTACAAGGCGCGTGAGCGTTACTCCTTCGGGACATCTGACCCGCTTGGCATGTACGCAAGCTCCGGCGCCTAAGGCGTAAACTCCACAGGGAAGGCCCGCTCCGGCGGGCCTTTTCTTTTGGACAGACTGTTTTCTCTGTGCTAAGTTGCAGGCAGGCAAAACTCAGCCATGCAGACAGGACGCCTACCTGACGCTACACAGACTGCACGGCGAAACCTTGTGTAGAAGGACCTGAATACAATGGCTTCGACAACTTTTTCTGGCCCAGTGACCGCCACCAATGGCTTTGTGGGCGCAGTTCAGCTGCCAACTTTCACTGTCGCTACGGCACCATCTGCCGTTACCGCGGGCGCAGGCACCATCATTCTTGTGTCTGACGGTTTGGCTGGTGCGCCGACCATTGCAGTCAGCGACGGGACAAACTTCATCTCCGCTGCCGGCACCACCATCGCGGCCTCGTGAGGTGAATTATGAAATTTGTTCCCCCGAGTGATGAAGAGCTGGCGCGTCGCGGGTTGAGCCCGGTCCGTGCACGCACGAGCGAAGGCGCGTTCCAAGCCGACGATCCTGCGACACCCGACGTCAATGAGGCGTGGACTGCAAAGCCTGCGCCGAAGCCAGTGAAGAAGCCTAAGGGCAAATCCAAGGAGTAAGTCATGATTTCCGATGTAAAATCCGCCCAGATACATCAAAGCGGGTTCATGCTCGCGAACGAGCGTGTTAGGATCAAAGGCATCTCTGTCCGGGGCACCGCAACTGCTGGGCAGTTGGATCTGTTTGCCACGAGCACCGCCCCGGTATCTGCAACGTATGGGCAATCAACGACTACGATTACGGTAACAAGCGTCGCCCACGGCCTACAAACGGGCGCTCGTGTGGGGGTAGCGTACTCTGTGGACGGCTCCGGTCTGTCCTCAACGTGCGCGAATCTTGTGATTACAGTCGTTGATGTCGACACCTTTACAATGCAGTGCATCAACAGTTTTACGGTGACTGCCGGCACCGCGTGCCGATATGTAAGCGGCGAGAATGAGTGGTTGTTTACGGCTACGATTGCTGCAAGTGATATCTTCCAAAACTATTTTGACGTTCCGGGGGCGGGTATTTTGGCGAGCAATAAACCTTTTGCCAGCCTCATCAACATATCTTCCGTCAACATTTTTTATGCGTAGGGGCACTGAGCGATGGACGTACTTAACACCATCATGCAGTGGATTGTAGCTCCCGTAGCGGGGGCTGTCTGGCTGCTGCACACCAAGACGCAGACGAACACGACAGATATTGCTGTCATCAAGGCGCAAACGTCTGCGACCAAAGAAGCGTCTGACCGCGAGTTTAAAGAGGTCAAGGAGAGTTTCAAGACGGTCCTCGAAAAACTCGACAATATCGAGCAACATTTGAGGAAGTGATGTGGACCCTGCTTCCGTAACCCTCGCGATAGGCGCTGCCAGCAAAGCGTTCTCGATGCTCAAGCGTGGGTTCGAGATCGGTCGCGACATTGAGTCCATGCACGGCGACATCCAGAAGTGGATGGGTGCGTCTGCTCAAATTGCGACAATCGAAAAGGCTACCAAAAACCCCGGTATGGTCACGCGGCTCCTCACTGGGGCTGGCAACATCGAAGCGATGGCTACGCAAGCGGTGCTGGCGCGCAAGCAGATCGAGGCGCAGCGCTACGAGCTGAAGGTTTGGGTGTCGATGACCTACGGCATAGGGACGTGGGAGGAAATCCTGCGCACTGAGGGCCAGCTACGAAAGCAGCAACAGGCGGCGGCCGAGCAGCAGCAAGCGTTCTTCGCAAAAGTGTTTCTTGGCTCCACACTTTTTGCTACTGTCGGTATAGGTGGCGGGCTGCTGTACTTCTTCGCCCTATTTTTGAAGGACTTGCAACAATGAAAAATCTGACAGCAATACTTGGGGCGGTGGCCCCCACGATCGCAACTGCGATAGGCGGTCCTCTAGGTGGCATGGCGCTCAAGCTGGTGGCTGACAAGCTGGGGCTTCCTGAGTCAACCTTGGAAGCTGTAGAGGCCGCGGTAACAAACGCCTCGCCTGACCAGCTGGCTGAAATCAAAAAGGTTGAGGCGGACTTCAAGGTCAGCATGAAGCAGCTCGACGTGGATTTGGTGAAGATCGCCGCCTCAGACCGTGACAGCGCGCGCCGCCGCCATGCCAGCGTTAAAGATATGACGCCCACCGTCCTTGCTGTCGGGACACTGCTTGCGTTCTTTGGCTACGTTGGGGCGGTGACGTTCATCGACCACGGTGCCGATCTTGGCCTCATCAACGTCGCTGTAGGCTGGCTGGGTGGTAGCGCATCTGCTGTCATCTCCTTCTACTTCGGCGCAAGCAACACAACGGAGAAAAACACATGAGCTTCAGACTTTCAGACCGCAGCATGAGCAACCTACAGGGCGTAGACGAGCAGCTCGTAGCAACTGTGAAGCTGGCGATCCTGACCACGAAGATTGATTTCGCCGTAATCTGTGGACTCCGCACAATGGAGGAGCAGCGGGTGCTGGTCGACAAAGGCGCGAGCAAGACCATGCGCTCCAAGCATCTAGACGGCAAGGCCGTTGACCTGATGGCCTATATCGGCAGCCGGGGGTCGTGGGAACTGAACCTCTATGACGACCTTGCCGACGCCATGAAGGAGGCCGCCATAGAGACGGGTGCTGTCCTGCGCTGGGGCGCCGCGTGGCATATACCAGACATCCGCAAATGGAGCGGCACAATGGAGCAAGCCATGAACGCGTATGTGGACTTGCGCCGCAGTCAGGGGAAGCGCCCCTTCATTGACGGCCCGCACTTCGAGCTGGCGTAACCGAGGAGATACGCTGATGGCAAAGAGCCCCGCATGGACGCGCAAGGAAGGCAAGGACCCGTCTGGCGGCCTCAACGCCAAGGGAAGGGCTTCCGCCAAAAAGCAAGGCATGAACCTCAAGCCGCCCGCGCCGAAGGCAAAAGCCGGAACCAAGGACGGAAACCGCCGCAAGAGCTTTTGTGCGCGCAGCGCGGGGCAAATGAAGAAGTTTCCCAACGCAGCAAAAGACCCCGATAGCCGGCTCAGAAAGGCGAGGAAAAAGTGGAATTGCTGACATGACCATATCTCGATCGAACATGGCGCAACAGATTGCCAAACCCCCTGCGAAGCGCGCCAAGACTACCGTTGCGGCCATGGCCAAGGGCGGTGCTGCCAAGTCCAAGGTCAACGAGGCGGGCAACTACACCAAGCCCAGCATGCGCAAGTCCCTGTTCAACAGCATCAAGTCTGGTGGCAAGGGCGGTGCCCCGGGCCAATGGTCGGCCCGCAAGGCACAAATGCTTGCGAAGCAATACAAGGCCAAGGGCGGGGGCTACCGTGATTGAGCAGGACCTGCGGTCATGGTCCCGTGAGGTCCTCGAGGTGCCGAATCAGCACCTGCGCGGCTTGCCGCCCTGCCCGTACGCCCGCAAGGCGTGGCGGGATAACGCGGTCCTTGTGGTCGAGACTGGTGATATCATGAGCGATGCGCGCAAGCATTGCGAAGAGTTCCACGCCCAAGGTAAGGAACTGCTGATCGTTGCGACGTTCGATCTACCCGAGGCGGGCGCGCTGCACGCGCTGTCCGAAGAACTCAACACGGCGTTCCCTCAGCTGCACTGCATGACGTTCCACCCTGACTATGATGCGGACGACGCAGAGCTGGACTTTCTGACGGACAACGAGTGGCAAAGCGAGGTCTCTGAAGACTACGCAATGCTGTTTGTACAGGATTTGGCGCAGGTCGTCGCCGCTAGTGACAGGTTGCAGACGTTAGGCTATTATGACGTGTATCCCCCAGACGAGTATGAAGCACTCGTCGTCAACCGCAAACGGAGACTGAACCATGGCAATGAAACCTCGTAAGATGATGCGCGGTGGCGCAGCAAAGAAAATGATGCGCGGCGGCATGACCGAGACGCCCATGCCCATGAAGAAGGGCGGCGCCGCAAAGATGCCGGCAGCTTTGAAAAAAGCGATGGAGAAGAAAAAGATGATGCGCGGCGGCAAGGCCAAGAAGTGAAAAAGCCGCAGAAAAGCCTGAAGAAATGGAGCGACGAGAAGTGGGGCACAAAGTCCGGCAAGCCGTCGACCCAAGGCTCGAAAGCGACAGGAGAGCGTTACCTGCCAAAAAAGGCTCGTGACGCTCTCAGTCCCGCCGAATACGCTGCAACCAGCAAGGCCAAGCGAGAAGGCACTCGCAAAGGCAAGCAATTTGTGGCACAACCAAAGAAGATCGCAAAGAAAACCGCGAGGTACCGCAAATGAAGAAGCCTGTGCAGAAGAAGAACAAGGGCGGCAAGCTGTTGGCTATGCTTAGCCCTGCAGCAGCTATAGGGCAAAGCCTCAAGTCCGGGCGGGCCGAAGGCCTTCTTGGTATGGGGACGCTCGGAGCGCTCATAAACCAAGATAAAAAGCGTGATCGCAAAGCCGATGGCCAAGTTGGACCGAGCGGACCGAGCGCGCCGACCGGCGTCACCGGCATGAAGGCTGGCGGCAAAGTCACACGCGGTGACGGAGTCTGCACCAAGGGCCACACAAAAGGCAAGATGGTGTAACCGATGGCCTCTGTCGTACCTGACATTGCTGAACTCTTTGAAGAGGCCTACGAGCGCGCAGGCGTCGAGATGCAGTCTGGCTATGACCTGCGCACCGCGCGGCGCAGCCTGAACCTGCTGACGCTGGAGTGGCAGAATCGCGGGTTAAACCTCTTCACTGTGGCTTCGGGTACGATCTCGCTCGTGGCCGGGCAGGCTACTTACGACGCGCCGACCGACACGATCGACATCATCGAGCACCAGCTGCGGACCGGCACCGGCACAAGCCAGACGGACACCGCGCTGGAGCGCATCAGCGTCTCCACATACGCTGCGCAGACCAACAAAGCGCTGACCGGGCGGCCAAACCAGATCTACATCGACCGAGGTCTTACAACGCGCGTCACGCTATGGCCCGTGCCAGACGGCACCGCCAGCTACGAGCTGTTCTTCTACCGTCTGCGCGGCATCGACGGTCTTGCGTCGGGCGTTGGCGGCAGTGTGGGTATACCAAGCCGCTTCATCCCGGCGTTGGTGGCAGGATTGGCCTTTGAAATAGCATCAAAGAAGCCAGAGGCGGCCAGCCGAGCGCTTGTGCTCAAGCAGCTCTACGAAGAGCAGTTCCAACGTGCCGCTGACGAGGACCGAGACAAGTCGTCGACCTTCTTCGCACCGTTCTTCCCGGGGGGCTTCTGATGGCCCAGTTTGCACGTGGCAGCCGCGCGCTCGGAATCTGCGACCGCACAGGGTTTGTCTACAAGCTCAAGGATCTGGTCTACGAGACCAAGAATGGCACGCGCACGGGCTTTCGCGTGGGCAAGGACGTCGCCGATGGCGACCATCCTCAGAACTTTATTGGCCGCCTGCGCATCAACGACCCGCAGTCGTTACGTGAGCCCCGCCCAGACGTGAATCGTCTGGAGTCGGTGGGTCTGTTCGGATGGTACCCAGTGGGGCACCCAGAAATCAAACTTACCGGTGCTGTTGGCACCGTCACCGTCGTCATAGGAGACTGACATGGCCGAAAAGAAACAAACTAAGCGCGCTAACCCTGTGGAGCGGTCCTATCGCCCCGTTGCGCGCCCCAACCGCACTATTGATCTGACGCCCAACGCCGAAGAAGGCGATCAGGTGTTTATCGGCAAGAAGAAGCCAAAGAAAATGGCCGCCGGGGGCAAGCTCAAGATGGTCAAAAAGGGCGGCAAAAAAGTCCCCTCGTTCGCCGCTGACGGCGTCGGCAAGATGGCCAAGGGCGGTATGTGCCGCGGTATGGGCTCCGCCACTCGCGGTGGCAAGTTCGCAAAGAACGGATAAGCCATGAACTACGCGGAGCTCGTTCAACTTCTGCAAGACTATTGCGAGAACTCGGAGACATCCTTCGTTGCAAATATACCCAACTTTGTCCGTCAGGCGGAGCAGAGGGTGTACCGTAGTGTCATGATCCCCGAGCTGCGTAAAGGCGCCAATGCCGTGGCGTCTACAGGCAACCCGTACATAGCACGACCGGTTGATTTTCTGTCCGTGTTCTCGTTTGCGGTAATTGACGCCGACGGCGAGTATCATTTCCTATACGACAAGGACCCCAGCTTCATGCGCGAAGCGTTTCCTAGTGTGACTGCCACCGGACGGCCGCGCTTCTACGCACAGTTTAGCGGGGACACAGCGACGGGCGACGGAAATTTCATACTGGCGCCGACGCCGGACGCGGACTACGCGCTCGAGCTGCAGTACTACTTTGACCCGCCGTCGATTGTCGACTCAGGCACGTCATGGCTTGGAGATAACGCAAAGAACGCGCTACTGTACGGGTCGCTTGTGGAGGCGTACACATACCTCAAAGGAGACGCGGACCTAATGGCGCAATACCGGCAGCAATACGATTCGGCACTGGGGCAGCTCCTTGGGATCGACGTGCGGGCCAAGCGCGACGACTATCGTGACGGCCAGATGCGGGTGGGTGGATAATGTTTCAATCGACAAGCAGCGTTGGGTCACCATTCGTGGTTACATCGGACAACGGAGGCCACAGCCCCGAGCAAGTGGCGGAACTGTGCGTCAATCGGCTAATTCATGTCTCCAACACTGCGCCCCCAGAGCTGGCGATGCAGGCCCGGGCGTTCCGAGAACAAATGTTGGCAGTTGTAGTGCAGTATGTTAAGATGGCGGTAGCAGAGGACCGTGCGACGGTCGCAACGAAACTTGAGCGCGCCGGTATGGCCGATCTAGCTCAACAGATAAAGGTGTTATAACATGGCATTCACTGGCAATTTCATGGCGACGAGCTTTAAGCAAGAGTTGCTCGAGGGCGCTCATGACTTCCGTGTCACCGGTGGTGACACGTTTAAGCTGGCGCTATACACGAACGACGCGTCGTTTACTGCGGCGACCACCGCGTTTACTGCGACCGACGAAGTCGGCGATTCTGGGGCCTACGTTTCGGGCGGGGGTGATCTGACCCGGGTCGACCCTACCACGGGTGGCACAACGGCGTTCACTGACTTTGCAGACATCTCGTTTAGCAATGCGACGATAACGGCACGCGGTGCGATGATCTACAACAGCACCCCGGCGCACACGTACACCAACCCGGCGGTGGCTATTTTGGACTTCGGGTCGGATAAGACCTCGACGTCAGGCACGTTCACGGTGCAGTTCCCAACCGCAGACGCCGCCAACGCTGTTTTGCGGATCGCGTAGTCTCCGGGAAATTTAGCAAACCGCGCCGAGATGTACACATAGGAGACACTGATGCCATATCTTGACAACCGCGTGTACGACAACGGCCTTACCGTTCTCGACACCGAAGCCAACGCCGTCCACATCTGCTCGGCAGAACCCACCACTTATACCGCAGCAACGTCAACGCTGACTCTGGGTAATGCTACTGGCGTGTCTATCGGGGCGCCTGCTGACCGCGCAGGTGGCGGGCGCGAAGTCGTTGTTGCCGCCACCGCAGACGGCAACGTGACGGCGACCGGCACAGCCACACACTACGCGCTCGTTGACACAGTCAACAGCCGCTTGCTTGCTGCATCCGCTTTGACTACGTCGCAGGTCGTTACGAACGGCAACACCTTCACGCTTGCGTCCTTCACTATCGGCATCCCTGATCCCGTCTGAGGTCTAGCCCATGACTAAACTCGTCAACCGCGCCAAGATGTCCACAGCGACCACGGGGACTGGAGCGCTCACGCTCGGCACGCCGCTGGCGGGGTATCAATCCTTCGCCGCCGCTGGCGTTGCCGACGGGGACGTCATTCGCTACGTCATCGAAGACGGCGCGGGCTGGGAGATCGGCACCGGCACCTACACGGCGACGGGAACGACGCTCACACGCACGCCCAGCGAGTCCAGCGATGGCGGCACGGCGATTACCTTGACAGGTAACGCGGTGGTGTTTGTGAGCGCCGTGGCTGCTGATTTGGGCGACGCCCTCGGCACCGTTGCGGGTGCTGATCTTGACTTGTCCACGGGCAACTTCTTCGAGGTAACTGCGGCGGACCAGACGCTGGTGTTTAGCAATCCGCCAGATGTGCATAAATTTACTATCAAGGTTACTGGGGACGGCGTCGTCACTGGTTTTGATTTGGGCATTGCTTCC